GCAGTGGACTGTAGTTCCAAGGGTCACCTGTTCGAATCAGGTAGAGAGGACCATTCCTTCTTAGCTCAGTTGGTAGAGCGACAGGCTGTTAACCTGTAGGTCGTCGGTTCAAACCCGGCAGAAGGAGTTTTTTACATAGTGTTGTCCAGTATGTAAAAAATCTCACAGTATAATAAACAATGTCGGCTGTACCTATGCTCGCAGGTGTAGGTCTTATGATGGTGTGTTGTTCATCTTCTAGTATGGCTTCTATGATGATGGGTGGCGAAACTGTAGAAGAAACTACCCCAGTGGTACCCACCCTCCCAAGTGGTCAGCATGTGAAGTTGGTACACACTACTGCCCAAGATAATAGTGCGGAAGGTAATGTCGACGATAAAAATATGATTCTAAACCTTGCCGAACTTGAAGTGTTTGGCAAGGGTGGTACAACCAGTTTAGCTGCGGGTAAAACTGTCACCGGTAGTTCTGAATACTCTGCTACTCACGGATATCTTAATCTTGTCGACGGTAATATGACAAATTTTGCACACACGAAGGGTCGTACCGCAGAGGAGATTGATTACCTCCAGGTTGATTTAGGTTCGGTCCAAGAGATTGAGAAGATTAAGATTACTAACCGGGTCGACTGTTGCAAGAACCGTGCTATTGGTATCAAGGCTGTAATTCTCGGTGCGGATGGTACGACAGTAGTTAAGGAAACACCCGCTATTAGCACTGTCGCTGATACGTATACCTTTACGTTCCCCGGAACTGCCTGGGCTTAAAATAACTTAAAAACACAAATCTTATCAATAGTAATGACCACTATTGCTAATTTATTGATTTCACCAGTCGTATCCCTAAAGAAGAGATTCGGGCGTCGCGTGGCGTCATCCGCTCTAGATGCCCCACCACCCCCGGTTGATACCACAAAGCAATGGGACTTCGGTAGTTACTGCTGGAAAGTTACAGTCAAGTCTAAAGATAGGGAAAGTGGTAAACTCGACAAAACCTTCATTGGATACAGCCAGAATATGAATATCGCAGAGAGGACCAAAGGTGCTTGTGATAGATTTAAGAAGTCGGGGACAGTTTGTGGAGAACCAGAGCTGGCTATGAAAGGTGGTGAATGTGATGAAGTCATATTCATGAAAAAGACTCCGGATGGACCACTGATCCCAGTTAGTGTCTCACCTTTTTAAAAATTTTCACTTTGTTTATCTGGACCTATATACACCGGAGGTGCTTCAAGTATCTCAAGTTCAAGTTTACCTTCTTGAGTTTGAGATGGTGTTACATACGCTATCCGACAATCATTCGCACGGAGGACTGGGTTACCTGTTTGAACTGGAACAACAACTGGTTTACAGAGAAGGGCAAACATTTATGTAAGCAAATATTTAAACTTCTTCAATTCCACCGATGTATTTGACATTTTTATTGATTTTACGTAGTAAATTCTTATTTTCTAGATACGCCATGTGCGTACCCATAGCGTAAACACAATCCTTTGTGATATTAATCGCCATATATTGAGTACTATTTTTAAAACAGAGATCTGCTCTAGACTGTATACGATCAGGGGTATCTATCATACAATCGAGTATGATATCTAACGGACCCATACCTTCTACGAGTGATTCTAAAGTTTCTTCGGGATCTTTAGCCTTTGTAGGAAGTAATGTAATTATTTGTCGTGGCCTATCCATGTCGGTAATCATCGATTTTGCATTTTTATAATTAGTTGATACATGAAAATTATCACTTTGTTTCAAATCAACTCCTATTTTATATAAAACACTTGGTAAAACAATTCCTATAGACATTATACAATTTTAACTATTATAAGTTTTAACTTCGTTCCACCCTTGGATACTTATATCACTCTCTTCACACCAAGGATAAATACTGTCCTCATCTCCTATAAAATTGAGAGCGCGAACACCATTATCGATACACCTGTCGCATATAGCTTTATTGTCATCAATGATGAGACCTATATTAAGTGCACGGCAGATATCTGCTTTGTGTATCTCGTTCGGTGTATAACTATTTGTGAGGATGACGTCATCGAATACACCCGGAAAGTATCTATCTATCCACGCTTCAGTTTCTTCTCGGGCCATATCTTGACGTCCAGTGAGTATATACATTTTATCATATCTCTCTTTAAGATTGAACATAGCTTTTTGAGATCCTTGGATAGGTGTGAGATCCATGAAGGCTTTGGATTTATAAAATTCGTGAACCATTTTTTGTGAAGTTGATTCATCTATCTCAAATATTTCGCGATATACATAACTATACCTTGATTTTTGAATAACTTTGTTATGATATTTTGCCATGGGAAAGAGGAATTTTACTAAGACTTCATCGATATCAATTGCGACCCTGTTCATTTATTTATTACAAACATTATTCATAATCTCTAACTACCACACCAACGGGAAAACGGGGAACACCCATCGCGGTAAGGTTTTGGAAACGCACAGTCAGCATCTTCCCGATGTATTTCTTGTGGTTCTTATAGTCCTCTTCTCGTTGGATAATTGTACCCTCGGGTCTGACTGTGAATTCCCGATCATCTTGGGTTTTACAGACCCAAACAACTGCGTCTGCGTCACGACCATGACCCGTCTTGGCACCAGTGATTTCATATTCCTCGGTCTGGAAATCCTTGTGCTTGAGGAGATAGTTGCTTCGCTGACCAACCTCGTAGACACTGAAGCGGTCACGGATCATGGTGCCTTCGTGTCCTTCTTCAACATGCTTCTTGTGCACCTTGGGGAGATCCTTCTTGGATTTTACGAGTGTCGTTTTGACATATTCGTAATGAGGATTGTAGATAGAATCCTTGACATACTCCCAGCGTTGCTCGAAGGTCATCTGAAGCTTCTTCAAATCAAAGAAATCAAACACATGGAACTTGAGCTTCAGAGGGTCAGTCTTGAAAGTGCTGGTAAGTTCCTCAAAGTTGAGGTTAGGGTCAAAGGCTTCACCATCAACGTATTGACCCGGCTCAAGACCCTTACCAAGAATCTCAGTTCCGGGGATAATCTTCCCAGTTCTTGAGATGCCACCGTCTTTGGAGACGAGTAGGCGAACACCATCAAGTTTGGGTTGAACGTAGAATGGCTCAGAGATGTATTTCTGGCGATCTTCCCATTTGTTAGCGAGCATAGGCAACACTTGGTTACACTTGGTATGCTCATTGTTCCACATGGTTTGGGCTCTCTTGAGAGCCTTTTCGTAACCAGTTTTGACATTGGTTCGTGACTCGGAAAACTTGTCACTCCCCACGATACCAGAGATCTTCACGATGTCCGCAGTTCCATCCTTCAAGTCCTCAACTTTGATGTCAATGTAGCGGTCGCGGTTGTGCTTGTCTTGTTTGATAAGGCGTTCCATTGTACGATAATAAAATATCAGTTTTAAGTAGATGTCGGATTTACCGGTTGTAAATTATGGTAGAATGGAACGACTTAGGCCTCCAGAAAGCACATTCATGCCATTGAATGCAAACACTTTTTGTATGATTTTCATTTTTTTGTGTATTTTAGGGTTGTATAAACGTCACACGACAATTACTCAATCTCGGAAACGATTCCATACTTGAGACATTTGTCTGGGGGTAGATAAATATCTTTTTTCATCAAGGATTTGAATTTAGCTTCAGGAATCTTCGTCTTAGAGAGATACATATCCTTGAGCATTTTCATAAGTTTATCTGTTGACTTCAATTCATGTTTGAGATCATTGAAGCTACCCCACATTTCTGTACTAATTTGGTGGATGAGAAGGTAAGCATTTTTACCCATGCGACGTTCTTTACCACCCAGAAGTACAAATGTTGCCGCACTACAGCAGGCTCCTTGAGCTATAGTGACTACCTTCACACGAGATCGTTCCAGAACATTCATCATGTTTAGACCAGCATATACATCACCACCTTCACTCATTATATGAACACGGATCATTGGCTCGTACCCAACAAGTTCTGCCATCTTTTTAAGAAGTTCGATCTCCAGCTTTTTAAATTTTTCAACAAACTCGAGTGTATTTTCGCGGTCGACATCCCCGTAGAACAACAACTCGTTACCAATAACTTTGATGCAGTCATTCTCCTCTTGTTCCTTCGTTTCATCTTCGGTCGTAGGCATTCTTCAAGGCTTTCTTTACTCTTGTTACGTCCTTTGATTTTAAGCCATTTCCAACAGCGAGATGATTGATGACATCAAAATCTTGAGGGGTTATTTTATACTCAAGTAGGGGTTCTAACTCCCCGTTTTCTGCATACTTCTTTAATAGGCATAATTCTTCAACCCCCAACCCCATTCTTGATTTTTTATGGATTTCCGAGAATTTTTGTTTACGCATCTTGTAGTTTCCCAACTTGGTCCAACATGAGCCGGGTCGTATTTTATCCCTGATCAAAGGTTCTCCTAGAGCTGACTTGGGCACAGTTAATGCGTGTAACACAAAATAGGGCATCAAGTTCCAGTTACCTGACTGGTATATATACGTATCAAATACATCGGCATGAGAAAATGAGTTTGTACACTCCAGTATATCTACACCTTTCGAGTCAATGTAGTTTTCTTGGAAGATGTCCCACATGTGACCATGTTCAGCGATACTATCTAGAATTTCTAAGGGTCCAGGATCACTCAACACATCTGCTATAAACTCTTTAGGGGTTTTAAACTCATCAATGTCATCATATCCTTCTAAATATGTGAAGAAATTACGGATATTTCCTTGAGATCTAACAGCTGCTTCGTAGGCCTCCCTCCCTTGATTATCAGTCAAAGACAGTAAAACGTCAGGTTTGTGTTTAGGAATTATAACAGTTTCAAAGTTTGGATACATACACATAGTAGTTGTAGTCACAATCAAAGATCCCCGTGTAAGTTTGTTACCGTCTGAAACTTGTTCTATAATAGGTTTGAAAACACTATCATAATTATCCACGAATACATGTTTTGTTGACGGCTTAATAAATGGTAAAAAATGTGAATCACGTTTTAAATGATGGGGTAATAATTCTATATGATTTGTATCTTCTAGAACCCTTTCTAATATAAACGATTTACCCACACCGATTGGACCACATATAAACACATTCTTACCTTCACGGATATATCTACGAATCAGATCTATCCGTTTTTCGTGGATTGTCGCTACAACCGGTCTTTTTTTTTGCTCGACTATTTTAATGAAGGAATCCATCGATGATCTTACTAATCAGGCCATAGATTTGGTACTCAAAAATGACGCACTACATGAAAGAATCGTAAAACCTTTAAGAAGGAAAATTTTACCATTCATTGTATCCACGATCCTTACCAATATCGTCATGTTTATTCTTTTGGCGTACCTTGTTCGACGTCTGTCTCTTCTTCCTGTTCAATCTCAACTTCTTCCACCTCCTCTTCTTCCTCTTCCTCTTCCTCTTCCTCGTCACTAACTGTTAACATTCTACCAATTTTATCAAAAGGTGTATCTTGTGTAATAGCCCGTATAGGCTCAATAGTCTTCGGTGGTTTTAGGAAAGGGATTGGACGCACGTTTAAGATCTCGGGTTTTGTGAAAATACCATCAATTGGGTATTCCTTCTCGAATTTAAGTAGGATATGCTTAGGTACAGCTGGTGATTGTTCTAGTAAACTATCGTACGTAGTTTTACATTCCTCTACAAATTTAAGACCCTCCTTCTTACGTTCATCACGAGGTAAAGCTAATTGTAACCTAATGTTACGTGAGAGGCTACCATGACCTAACGCAGCAGTTCTATGATTTTCCATCAACTCATTTATCTTAAGGAACTGCATGATTGTGGCTATGAGACCAGCTATCAAATTCAAACCACCAATTATAGACGGAGCCGCAGGTCTTATACTTTCTGGTAACGTACTTTGAGCAAAGTTAGCTGTCCCTGTTATCGTTGAAAGTACAATAACGGGTAAATTAAAGCGCAGAGACATCTTCTTAAATAACAGGAAGGCTCGGTGGTGCATATACCTGTAACACGCAGACGACTCGCCCCACTGGCGAAGTATATTCTCGTGATATTCATTCCACATCTCTTCCATATTAATTTCTTCACTCATCTTATATTAAGGATGAATATTATATTTATGATTCATCTGATTTTTCTTATAGCTATCCTAGTCGTACCGTTTACCAATGACAGGAGAAGTTTAGAATTTTACTCTATTTTAATTCCATTCATTTTTTACCATTGGAGTGTTAATGACGACACATGTGCACTGACCCAAGCAGAAATGGTTATTACGGGACAACCGAAGGAAGAGACTTTTATGGGTAGGGTTGTAGGACCAATTTATAAGATGGAAGAGAATGAGATCAATCATCTTACAAAAACAGTGTTCTTTGTTCTTTGGGGTATAGTTCAATATCGCCTAGGTCACTTCGATAATATGATCAGAGATGTATTCAAGGTTTGGGATGGTAAGAAAATTACATTTGGAAAGGTGTAGTTACTTACCATTCTTAATTAACTCATGAACACGTTTCACAAACTGTTTATTGCGCTTGATCTTGGGATCCGCTTTAATAATACGGAGAAGAGCAGCAGAAGGTATCCTAGGTGAATTACCCTTAGGCTTGGGGGTGGCCTTTAACTTTTTACGCGCATCCTGAAGTTGCTTAGCACTCGGCATTTATTATGTGCACAGATTATTTTCAAAATAAATTGTCCACATCATATAATGGATACCAAAATTGAAGAAGAAATTGGTCGTCTCGAGAAGATAGTAGAGGAAAAATTCAACACATTTAACGAAGAAAAGAACGTGGTTTCTTTGAAGATACACGAGATTCAAAAGGATATTGATCAGGGGCGATCCAAAACTCCTCGTGTCGAACTTTATAAACAGCAAGATGTTCTCAAAAAGGAAATCAAAAGCTTAACACACTCGTTTATGGGTGACCGTGATTCAATTTACTCTAAAATAACTCGTCTCGAGGAAACGAAAAAGAAGATTGAAGATAATGCCCGTCTCGGTAAAGAGTCAATTGATCATAACCTGAAAAATATTCAGGATTTCATTGACCGTGGAAATACAAATGAAATGTTTGTGGCGATGGAAGCCATCAAGAATTCAATCATTATTATGAATAATGAACTCAAGTCTTTAAAGAAGGTGGATGATACCTAAAACGATCGAATATATGGGTTGTACAATGGAAGTTGTCGTACATAATCATACACATAGCATCAGCTATATCATGTTTCCTTTCATACGGAATTTCTTCATTTAAAAATTTTTGGGCTAGAGAAACCGTCCGTTCTTTACGTTCTTCGTAGTCTAAATGTCTCATACCAAAATGTTTATGCATGCTCACAGGTGAAACAAGTTTAACCTTATCTTTGAACATGTAATGTAAAAGAATCTCAATATTCGTAAATCCACCCGGGGGTTGCCTTTCAATTAGTATCTTCTCAGCCGCATCAAATAGATGTTGATGATCCTCTACAAATAAAGGAACTAGGTCAACAAAGTCGTTGGTCTTTAGATACTTGTAGTCTTCTAGACTTACTTTTTTCATATATTCAACTACAATCTTTGGTCCAGTTAAAGACTCTGCCAAAACTAGTCCCATATTGTGATATCCGATATCTATCGCGAGTATCTTCATATCTCTATCGGAAAGATTTTCCTTAACTATAATAAATGAAGAACAAGACGAAAACTCACATGCTTTCGGGTATTCTCATTGCATTAGTACTTGCTCTCGTTTACATGTGGTATAATCCCAGGGTTGTGAAAGTTCCAACACAACCTCAACTTCCATTAACACCTCGCCCAGTGAGTGTGCGTCGTGAACCAGAGTTTAGGGGACCACCCATCAAAAAGTATAAACCTGGACAGATGCAACAAATGGGATTATTGACAGGTCCAGGTGAGACCACTATGCCATTATACGGTAAGGAGGTTCGTGGTAGACGTGATAGGTATCATTACTACACGACTACACCTGGTCAACAAATCTATCCAATTCCAGTAAGTCACAATGCTAGAGACTGTATGGAGGATATAGGGTGCCAGGAACTATATGGAAATGAAACAGTCTCAATAACTGGTAAGACTGGTTCATTTGGGGTTAAGATGTATCGCACCGATAACTTCTTCTAATTTACTTTTTGTTACCCATCTTTCTCGCCTGACCCAATAGTTTTAGGGTCGAACAACAACAACAACAGCACAATATCAACATACCAGGGAAAAACCACGGTGGAAATGGAATTGGAAATCCTGGGTGCATATCATAGAATTGCTTACCCCAGTAAATCAAGAGCGTTGTGAACAGGCAACTAATAGACATCATGAATGATGAAACTTGTTTGAACTTACCTTTGTTTGATACATCAGGAATTGGACTGATGAAGAACCAAAGAGAAGATACAGCAGCACCCATCGTGAGTGATTTAATGTAGTCTGAGATTTTATTCCTGTATTTGATAATATGTCTTGATACCAACTACACCATGTAAGAGATACTGTATCGTTCTAATGGCACCCGAGCAGGTTGAACAGGCACAGCATGCTAGGGCTATTTTTGGTAACGAACCATCCATTTCAGCTAAATACGTCATCACTATTATTGAAATTACTACACCAACAGATGTAGATGAAGCACTGGATAACGCTACTGTACTCATCGTATACAGTATTAACAGAAATTGTTTTCCAAATTCCTAAATGTAATCATATCAAATTCTCTATGCTGGAGATTTGAACCTATACGCAACTTGGATTTGATACGTAAAAGTTCCTTAATTGTCTCATCATCCAGATTTTTGAAAAATTGTATTTTGGCCTCCATATCATCGAGTTCGTTATGTTCCTTACGAGCTTGTACATATGGCCACGTATGTTTTCTCAAAGATGAAACCTCGCTCTCAAGTTGGCGTATTCTAGGGAGAAGTACGCGATTAATCATAACCTTTAGTTCATTAACATCACCCATCTTGATAATTCAGGGTTTACTATCTTTATACTGAGATATTCAGGGGAAGAAGATTTTATGTTGACCTATAGTAATATGCAGTACAAGGATCTGAAGGAAAAGGCTAAGAAGGCGGGTTTGCGAATTACCAAGGATGTCCGTGGAAAGAGAGTCAAACTCACTGCTAGGGAACTCCGCGCGAAAATTAGATTGAATTTTGAAAATAGTGTCAAGAATGCTCAGCATGTTATTCGGGTGTGTAGAACTATTGTGAGCCCGGGTCCTCAAATGACAATGCGTCCCGGTAGTATACCTCCACCTCCACCTCCACCTCCTCCACCATCCAGGAAACCTCCAGTAAATACTAAGCGCGCGGCACTCATGGCTGAATTGAAAAATGTATTGAAAAAAAAAGGGATGAGGAAAAATAATCTTACTAATTAGTATATTACGATCATGGCTAATAATAACCAGCCCGCGAACAACGCTCTCAACAATGGTGCCAAGAAGCTCCGTGAGATTGCCCTCAAATTAGCGACCGACGCCATTAACAAGGCGCGTGCTGCGAACGGCGGCAACAACAACGCGAAGCCCAACAACAACGCGAAGCCCAACAACAATGCTAAGCCCAACAACAACGCGAAGCCCAACAACAACGCTAAGCCCAACAACAATGCTAAACCCAACAACAATGCTAAGCCCAACAACAAGCCCGCCAACAACGGCAACAACAAGCCCGCCAACAACGCGAAGCCCAACAATGGTAATAATGCTAAGCCCAACAACAAGCCCGCCAACAACGGCAACATCAACAATGCTAAGCCCAACAACGGTAACAACAAGCCCGCTAACAACGGTAACAACAAGCCCGGTAACAACGGTAACAACAAGCCCGCCAACAACAAGCCCGCTAACAACGGTAACAACAAGCCCGCTAACAACGCGAAGCCCAACAACGGCAACAAGAAGCCCAACAACAACGCGAAGCCCAACAACAAGCCCGCGAACGCGTAAGGCTTAAAAAATATAGCTATGATAATAGCATGGGTATATTTAGAGATTTAGGATGTTTCTGTCAATCAAAGGAACAAGACCTAAACATCAAAAATTTAAAAGACCTCGCGAATAATTGGATCATGAACGATGAAAATATTGAGAAAGCACAGATACTCATATCCAATTTTTCTGAAAGTGTAAGAGAAGGTGACGAGAAAAATCGTACTCGTAAAAGAGAAATGTGGTATCGTGAAATAGATGGTGAGACATCTAAAAAATTAGTACATATTTCCAAGTTGTGTGTGGTAAACACTCTTTCAAAACATCTTGAACTGAAACAGATTAAGAAGATTTTGAGAGAATGGGAAGGTGATAATTTTGATAGCATACACTACACTCTTAACAATTACACCAAAAAGATGTGTGATTTGGAAGATGTAGACCTAATTTACTTCGATTCCATGGAAGATCTAGTTAAATTTGATTTGGGTTCAGATTTATATAAACGCCTCGTTCTAATTATCCATTTTTTTGAAAAGTTCCAGGAATTTAAACGATCTGTATCCCAAACCTCTTAGACATAAACTGTTTGACACCTCCGGTAGTTGGAAAACTCCAGAGATACCAACGTGACCAAAAACCGGCCCCGTTGATACCGCTCATTTTCCAATCCTCTTTATCACTACGATTGACGTCTAACATTAGGTTCTGAATCCTAACGGGATCTCTCTCTGCTATAATACGTTTAGGTATCTGACCTCCATGACGTAATACATAGGAACGCATACGCGAGGGAGTCTTGTGTTTGGTGTAGTCTGAATAACCTCTTGCACCAAAATCAACAGTTTTACCGTCTTCTAAAATTGCCCTGAATTTCTTTTTAGAATTGGGGCTGCGAACAATCCTGACGCGCATACTTAATATCTACAAATATAATTTACTTACCGCAACCACATGCACCAGTGGCACAGTAGTTTTCCTTCTTGTCATCACCGGGGAAGAGGAAGAGCTTCTCAGGGCCACGCTTCACACGGTAAAGGTGGTCATACATGTGCAGCAGACCAATAGTGAGGGCGAGAGTCGCGACAACGACACCCTTAATCTTGCGAGCAGTGAAAGCATACGCGATGATAACACCAGCGATGATCATCTGAACGATGGTGAGCTGGGGGATGGCGGGCATCGTGAAACGATCCTTCATCTCCTTAGTTTCAGTGGTGGGGGCGGGGGCATACATAGAGGTCTTTGGGGTATAACCTGGCATTTATTATGTAAGGAGAAAATAATGTGGTACTTGGTTGGAATTCCATTTGTATTGATCTGTCACGATTTCATGAAATTGCCTGTAGATAGATTATACTTCCACAACTGGAAAAGACCATTTGTGGGTATGAGAAATACTCTTATAGACTTTATAGCTCATTCACCCACGTACTCACCCTGGAATTTCAGGGGTCTCTGGTTAATCAAATCACATTATAAGCAGATACGTGAAGAATTTGAAGAAGTTTCAAAAACTCTAGAGAAGACTATGTATCATGACGTGGATCCTTGGTTTGACAAAAATGATAACTACTACAGGTACTCATTTGATCAGTTCCCTAAACTCAAAAGTCTTGTTAGACAGATACCCTCTATTGAGGAGTCTACGGCTTCGTTCGCAGTTATGGATGCTCCTATGACTCTATCACCTCATAGAGCTGAGACCAATCATTTACTTAGATATCATCTTACGATACTTGGAAATGGTGACTGTACTTTGTACACAGAAAGAGGACCACACGTCCATCGTGAGGGTCAAGATTTCCTATTTGATCACTCAAGATACCATGAAGTTATCAAAACTGGGAACAGTAAACGGGTTGTACTCATCCTAGATGTCAAAAGATTTTAGGAGTTGAAAAAAAATGACACTGTATTATATGAAGATTAGAACGATACTTATCATATTGTTCGTAATACTGCTACCGTTTATTCTGAACTTATGGAATGGATATCTTAAACCAGCTCAGAGTGGTAAGTTTAAGGAGTTGGATTGTAGTACAATATCTAACAGTCTAAATCCATATGTAAATGACATCATACACATCGCACAAAACCATGGTAATAAATCTGCCTCAGGTGCAGTTGAAGGTTACAAGATCACTCGGGGTACAATTAAGGAAAAATTACCACAAGTATTCAAATTGGTAGATGAATATGTATCTAAGATTAGAAGTGATAAAACGAAACCAGCTGACTGTAAAAATGAACAATACTGTTGGTTTCTGAGACTATACAACAAAAGTGGTCACTACATTGACTGGCACTTCGACAACAATTTTACTGATGGTAAGAGAAAGACTTATGTGTGTAACATATACACAAGTGAATGTAATACATCACATCTCATGACTAAGGATCGTAACGATAAAGTCAAAATTAACGAGAGTAAAGCTGGAAAGGGTGTGGTGTACAATGGCAGTGATGTTAAACATTCAGTTTCTAAGCAACAAAATGGGTGCACTCGTATATCTCTAATTATTCCATTATATGAGAATGATTCAGTGACCCCATTAGGTTGGTTTCGTAGGATAGCGCGTAATATATCTGACAGTGTCTTAAAGTTATAAGTGTTTTCGGCAAACTGCGCTATACATGTCACTCCCACCAATGAGTTCTAGAGTTTTATCAGCTACCATACGCTTTGTGAAGGGTCCAGATGTTCCATCATTACAGCACATACACAAAGCCGAAAGTTTAGTGACGTCACAAGCAAGTGGGATACAGTCTAAAATTTCACCAAATTTCCTTTGAAAAGAGTCAGCATCGAGACCTGCTATAATTA